GTTGCGGCACATCCTCGCCCGAAACCCAATCAGTTTCTTGCAGCCTGTGGTCACGTTCAACGCGCAACTTAAATAAGTAAAAATCAGCAACAGCTATGTTTTTCTCGGCCTCGCTCATGCCTATAGCTTGCCAAACGGGCTTACCGTTGTTGGGGTCGCCTTCGACATTAATAATGTGCCAAGGCTTTCCAAAGTAAACTACCTCGTTAAACACCCACTCGAATATTTGATCTTTTTTTCCCATAGCGTTACCCCGGCCTCGTAGCGGTATCTTCAATGTCGTATCCACCGTCTGGTTGTAAGTCGTAAGGGCTGTTCCCTGTAGGCAGATTGGAAGACCCGTACTCCGTATCAAGCGACCCACCATTGGCTACTGAACAATAGGTTGAAGTGGGCCAAGCACGGTCATCTCTCCCACGCCGCCTTATGAAAAATGACCCCCAAATAAAGCCGGGGGAAATCCAGATACCGTCTGTGCTTCGATAGCACCTTGCAGTTATATCATCTCGCTTGCCACCCAAACATCTAAGATAAGCTGATGTAAAAAAACCTTGGCCCCCATACCATTGGTTTACTCTTAACAAATATAAGCCGCCAGCTTCATGGTTTGCGTCACCGTTGTTCCAAATTTCATACTCTAAAGAACCTTGGATATTGTCTGGTTTTAGAATTTGGTGGTATGCTTTATTGTATGGGGCTGCCCCTTGGTGGTTTCCTAAGAACACCCAACCCGCATCTGTGTTGCTAGTATTAACAACGTAATTTCCACTATCAGTGCTTCCATTATCATATGGGTGATAATTATTCGCGCCCACCACACCCGTTGGGCCAAAACTAAAAGCCATTACATCGCCTCCATTTTGTTCAAGCGGGTCTCAAGTTCCGCAATTTTATTATTAGCTTCTTGCAGAGCCGCCACTAGAACAGGCGTGATGCGCCCGTAATCCATACTCATCATTTTATCGCTGTCTGGGTCGCCAGATACCGCTTCGGGCACAAGCACTTGCATTTCCTGCGCTATAAAGCCGTACACGGCGGGTGCTGAGGGGTGAGCCTTCCACTTGTGGGACACAGGGGCCATCGCCATTAGCGTGTCTGTAGCACCCTCTATAGGCTGAATGTCAGTCTTTAAGCGGCGGTCAGAGGTGGTGTTGTAGGTGGTGCCAGACGTAGAAATAAAAACTGAACCGTACTCGGCACCAGACCGCCGCCAACTCATTAATATACCATCGCTGTTTCGATTAAAAACGTGATCCCCATTAAACGATGCTGAAATTCTGCCCATATTTGTAAGTGAAACACCAGTAGTGGTGTTGCCGTTGCCGGGGTAATTAACGCTAGTCTGACCAATTTTTACAAAACCGGTTGCGGAATTATCGGTTTGTAGGATTATAGAGCCAGCCGCGGCTGCTGACCTAATATACCAGTCGCCAGTGGTTCCATAGTGTACGTGAGAAACATTAGTCCCTTTGTTACTATCGGGTTGAAATCTGGCCGTGCCCATAGTCGTATTGTCACCTTGGACAACAAATTGCGCTTGTGGGTCTTGTTCGTTGATACCTACGTTGCTATTAGACAAGATGGTCATAGCGGTTGTTGTAGATGTTCCAGAATTAGATGCGTTTGTAGCAAAAGCTAATTTTGAACCGTCCAATGAAAAAATGCCCGCGTGCCTAACGCTACCCGACCCAAGGTTGATCCCTGTGCCGCCGGTGCCATTGCCTTTTAGGCTCAACTGCGCAAAATCATTAGCGCCAGACGCAGTAATAGAAACATTGTTACTTGAGCCGCCCCAGTTAAATGGGTTGTCGTCATTAGAGCCAATGCTAACGCCCGTGTCGATTGCAACAATCCCTGCGTTCATGTTGTCGCTTATCCGTAGGTTTGCACCGTTGCCGTAGATGTCCCACTTGCCAGTGCCGCCACCAGCGTACATCCTCACAAATTTTGTTGCGTTGCTGGAAGATGCTCTAAACTGGCCGCTGTTTGGTATTTCCACCTCGCCAGTTGCGAGTACGCTTAATTTTGTAGAGGTATCGACCTTAAAGTTTATATAGCTGCCACCAGCGGTATTAGCTGGGTCGGCTTCGATAGTCAGTGAATTATTGCTACCAGAAACATTTCGCAGCCTACCGGACACATGATTGTCGGCATCAAGAATATCTAAAAAGTTGTTGCTCTGTACTGTCACCCCATTGAAGACGCCGTTGCGGCTGCTATCAATTACTGTGGTGCCGCCAACCTTCAGCGCCCCTGACGACACATCAACATCGTTCGACGTGACTGTTAGGCGGGCTGTACCAGCGGCGGAGCGAATAACTATGTTATCGCCTTGGATGTAGCTGTGGCCGCTGCCAGAGCTTTCTGTGTAAATGTGTAGCTCGTCGCTGCTCCCGAACCGTGCTTTCGCGTCGTCCACAAAATCTAGGTGGCCGCTGAAATCGTCTCCCGATACATTAACGTAACGAGACTCGCTTTCTTCGCGTTGGTAGCCATCTACTTGTACGACGACTGGGCGTGATCCGAGATAACCTGCCATTACGATTGCTCCAGAACTGATAATACTACATCAACTGAGGAAGCTGTATCGGACTGAACTTTTATCGTGTCGGCAGCTTCGGCGATAATTTTGCCGTCGAGCATCGAAAACGCGGTATTCGCAGGGATCGGTACTCCCTTTACAAGATATATGCTTCCGAGCAAAACGTCCACTTCTATCTGCGCGTCAGTCACGTTTGCAAGGTTAGCGCCGATAATGACGGCGGTTGTAGAGGATGGGACTGTGTAAACCGTTGCTAAGGCAGTACCGGCTCCGTCCGTTGTGTAATTTTTAAATACGTTTGCCATGGCTTACCCCAATGCTATTGCTAGAGCCAGAGCCGTACCGGCTTGGTCGACATCTAGGTTTGTACGTGCAGTTGCCGCCGAGGAAGCGCCGGTGCCCCCGTTGACGATAGTAAGATCGGTGCCGCTCCAGTCGTTGTTATTGACCGTGCTTTGTACCGCGATAGACCCAAGCCCTAACGTTGTTCGAGCAGCGCCTGCATTAGCATCGTCGACGAGCGACGCGCCAAAAGTTGAAATTGAACTGGTTTCTACCTTATCAGCATTAAGGTTAGTAAAGTTCGCATCGACTTCAGTGTTCGTGAGGGGCGAACCCTTGCCAGATCGTGTAACAATAGTAGCCATGATTCACCCCTCTATTTAGTTAGCTTGCAGCCAATGTGATCGTCCAAGTAACGGTCATCGTGTCATCAGCAGCCTTGTTGACTACGCTGAAAACTGTACGACAAAGCATGTCACCAGAAGACGCGCCGTTAAAAATACCGGCCTCAGTAACCGCGCCTGTCGCGTCACCCGCTTCAAACCCGCAGACATACGCAACTTTTTCGTTGTTGGTTCCCGAAATGGTCGTGCTGTCCAGTGCCTCACGAGAGCCTAAAATGGACACGAGGTCTGTTTGGCTCGCAGCTGCTGCTGTTGTGCCTGACCCGAGTGCCATATGAGACATTACGCTCTTAGCCGTACCGGTCATGCGAGAAGCGATGTAAGCCAACCCTGCGTTAACAACGAGGTTTTTGACTTCGCGCTCTTCTTTTACGTTCCCGGCCTTGTCCTTTAGGACGATGTTCAGCTGACCGGATAGCTTTAGATTTTCGTTAATCATGCCTATCTCCTAGGTAAAGGTTCGGGAAGCACCGACATAGTCTTCCGCAAAATAAGTGAAGTCGCAGTAACCTTGACTTCGTAGTGACCCCGCGTCGGTTAACGAGGCCAGATCAGATGGCACTTTTCCAAATTGAATAAGATCAGTGTCAGTGACGTTAGAACCATCAGCAAAAGGTGCCTTAGCAAAGGCTTTCGCTATCTGTTCCGTACCCAAGAACGTGTCCGTAAGCGGTTTGCCCGCTGCGTACACGAACGCATCAGAGGCGACAGGTGTCTCAGCCAGAGGCTTGCCCGCATCAAACGCATGAGTTTCTAGTGCCGCCAGCGTGTCCGCCAACGGTCGCCCGAAGCCAAAAGCGTGTGTTTCGCGCGCTACTGGTGTTTCGGAAAAATCTCTATCGAACGCCACGAGACGGAAAAAACTGTCCGTTAAACTCGCAGCATCGGTTTTTACTTTAGTAAATTGCATCTCTTGGTCATCGAGCAAAGAAGCTGTGCCATCGACGTCGTCTGTGAAAGATACAAGTTCGTTAAAAGGTTTGTTGTACGAAGAAGCGTACTGGTCGAGCGCGGTTGGAAGTTCTTCTAAAACTTTATCGACCGCAAAAATGTCCAGATCGTCAAATGTTATTGTCTCAAGCTCGTTTTTGCCAAACAAGCGCAAATCACTATCGTCGAAAGTCGCACTGTCAGCAAAAGGTTTCCCTAGCTCAGATGAATACGCTTCTTGGACAAATCCGTCGTCGGCTAACAGTTTTGTAAAAGTTTTACGTGTAATCTGCTCTGCAACACTTGGAATATCTTCGACGTTTTTGCCGAAGTCTTTTGTGCTTATCTGCTCAGCCACGGAAGGCGTTTCAAAAAATACTTTGCCCGTGTTTAGAACGTCGTCGTCTGAAACGGCGAACCCATCAGCCACGGTCGGCTTGGATACATGCTTAGCGATTGGGTCGCTTACGGCTACAGGATCAACCAGCGCTTTAAAAAACGATAAAACATCGTCGTCAGAAATATCAGCTACGTCGGAAAGAGCTTTAAAGAAATGAAAAGTTGCGTTTTCAGCTGCCGCTGCGCTGTCTGTCAGTGTTTTGAAGAAGTCGAACACAAAGCCGTCTTCGGCTCCAATGCCATCTTTGACATGCAGGTTGTCTAAAAGACTAGCAAACAGAACGAAGTTACCGCTCTCAACTTTTACTTTTAGCCCTTGGTAGTCAGCCGCAGACATAGTTGTTCGAAGCTGCGTTACGGCAACTTTCAGAGCATCTAATAAAACTGCGGATTTAAGTCTCATGCAAAGTCCTCACGTATTCTAAACTTGAGGATGTCAAAAATGGTTTCACGCAAACCCGTAGAGCGAACAACTTCGATCTCGCCCTCATAAACGCCGGGTTCTTGATTGAGGTCATCTGTCTGCCACTGGAGAATTGCTACGCCGGTATCAGCAGTATCTGGATTGACGTAAAGCGTTCGTGAAAACAGAACCGCTTCGTCGCCTGCGGCTCTAAAGTGTAGCGTCACCGTCGCGCCTGTTAGGTCAGAAGCTGTACTGCTGTCCTCGTCAGTAAACGAGAGCTTAATTTGAGGACCAGTATCGCCTTGAACGTAGTTAAATGATGTAGCCATTATGCTCTCCTCCGACGACCTTCAAAGTTTTGACTTTGAACTCTGGTGCTGACGCGGCGATAATCTCTACCCTTCGCGTCGTCTGCTTCTTTGGAAAACTTCTGGCGGTAGTACATAGACAACTCAGGGTTCGTCCATTCCTTGTTAGGTACCGACGCAAGCTGCGCGATGGCTCCGTAAGAAATGCAACGACCGTGAGATTGATAAATCCAATCCTCAACGCCGGTAGCCGTCAGCTTTGTTTTAAGAACTCCCCAACCGCGAAACGTGTATTTGCGGTCTGGAGTAGGGTACAGCCTAACAGACGTATCTTGGTAGATCGCGTAGCCGGTAGGCGTAGAGTTCGTCTCAAACTGTGTTGAGTTTAAATGTCGATCTGTAACCCTTTTAAGGGGGCGACCGTCTAACACTAATTCGTAAACGTTCTCTAAGACCGCTTCGTCCGATGGCAAGAAAATAGGGTACTCAGCGACATTTTTAACCGCAAAGTCTTTTTCTATCTCGAAGCGCCACACTTCACTGCGCTCTAAAAACTTAGCACTCGCTTCTTGTAAGTGCGACTCCATTACAATTTCTGGACAACCCGATAAGTAGGGCTGGATGTATGGATAAAATTTGTCCCACGTTACAGTAGCCATCTATGTCACCGAACTTCCCGGTGTCGGCGATACAGCCGCGTCCACCTGTGTTTTAGTGCCAATAGCCGCATTAAATGTCTGAAACGCAGCTGAAGCACGTTGTTCGTTAGCGCCGTATTCCGCGTCTTTGGAGTAAGCGCGGTATAAAATCCAATCAGTAATCGGGCTTAAATATATGTCATCTAGTAAGATTACTTCGTTATCGTTGTTAGCCGGGTCAAGCTCGGTCTCTGTCATCGCGTGAGCGCCCGGAGCGTCTGCGTAAATGACTTCCAACTGCGCCACGTTCGTAGCGGGCGGGTACACGTAAAACTGTTTTGGTTGACGAGGGTCGTAAGTGTAGTGCTGAATATTGTCGGTTTGCGTTTCTGAGTGCCAGCTGGGGCGCTGATCGTCTAAAACACTACGAGCAACTACCCGTACAACTTTCTTCTGAGAACCGGAAAAGACGTTTCTAGTAATATCAAGAAGGCGCAGCGCTGACGGAAATCCGCCAGTCGAGGCTGTCAACTCTTGTTTGGTGCCCGGTACGCACGTGAACGACGCGCACTTTGCGTTTGCGTCAGGGCGCAATAAGACAATACTCAAGTATGACTCATTAAGCCACTTCTGAAGTTCGACACGCGGCCAGCGGATATTAGTATCCTGTAAGATCGCTTCGACGCGGGAAATAACGTCTATTACTTTTATGGTAGCCATCACTAACCCCCTTGTGGTTGT